CGGCTTCAAAAGCACGACTTCTCTTGAAGGAGGTTTTCTACATGAGAGTCATCGTATATCAGGCCAGCGACACATCAGCCCTGAGCAAAAATTTCACCCGTGAGGAGTTCAAATGCCCCTGCGGGTGTACTCGGCAGATGGTGGATTCGGAGTTGGTAGAGAAGATGCAGGCTGTCCGGGAAAAGCTGGGCAAGCCCATCAAAATTACCAGCGGCTACCGCTGTATTCCGCATAATGCGGCGGTTAAAGGCAGTTCGGGCAGCAAGCACCGTTATGGGATGGCGGCTGACTGGCGCATGAAAGACCGCAACATCAACCCTGTGGCTTTGGGCATCATTGCCACCCAGTACTTCAAGGCGGTGGGTATCTACTGGTATGATGGTTGCGCCATCGTACATACTGACACCCGCGACACAAAGGCAACGTGGCTCTGCGATGCACCGAAGCACTATCCCAGCACGACCTACAACACGTTCATCCTGCCGACGATCCGCCGGGGCAGCGTGGGCGATGTGAACAGAACCGCCACGAAGATGCTCCAGCGGTTGCTGGGGCTGACCCCGGACGGCATTTTTGGAGAAAAAACCGAAAACGCCCTGCTGAAAGCGCAGGAGAAGCACAAGCTGGCCGTGGATGGCATCTGCGGCCCTGCCAGTTGGCGGGCAATTTCTGGGGCCAACAAGTATCTGTGACATAGGAGGAAACCATCATGGAAGCTATTCTGAGTTTTATTCCCGTGCCTGTCGCTGTCATTCTGATGGCGGCGGGTTTTGTTTCGCTGGCAGTCGGCGGTATCCGGCTGGGCTACAAGGCTACTGTTAAGAATCTGGCGCTGGATCTGGTGAACCGGGCTGAAAAGTCCATTATGGGTTCGGGGCAGGGGGCGAAGAAGAAAAAGCAGGTCTTCGCCGCCCTCCGCGCCAAATGCCCGGCCATCATCCAGTGGGCAATCACGGATGAAGTGCTGGATGCGGTCATTGAGCGTGCTTTTGACGCTATGACCGCGGCGCTGAGTACCAAAAAGGCTTGACGGATATAAAAACGCCAGCTAAAATAGAACCACTTGAAAAGCTATGGCTTTTGTAGAGAGTGGCATATCTTGAAAAAGATGTTCCACTCTTGATTTTTACATTTCGCCGCCCCGGCGGCATACAAAATCCCCCTGCGTTGACTTCATCGGCCAGCGCAGGGGGATTTTTTGTTTAATTGTATTTTTCAATGAGCTGTTTCACGGCGGCTTGAGCCTGCGGGGTGTCGGGCCGGTGTTCCCAGCCGCGTTCATAGCAGGCAGCTTCCTTGCACATGCTGGAAGTCGGATCGCCAACATACTCGGCAAGCCAGAGCTTTGAAATTCGGCCGTTGTCAATGCCGAAAACGCTTCCTTGCTCATAAACTTTTGCTTCCCAGCGGAACGTGTGCCCATCAATGGTTATATATCCTTGCTTCCACATTGCTTATACCTCATTATCCTGTGGTGCGATCGCGGCCACGCCCATCCAGATCAGCCAGTGCTTGCCATCAGAGCTGCGTTTCCACTCACCGCCGAGCGTTTCAAATGCGGCAATCATGCCGTAGTAGCTGATTTCCGGCTCAATCGGGAGCCGCTCCCCATCATCGTTGTACTCGACCTGCCCGGCGGCAACGTCATCTTTGATGGAGGTCTGGGCGTATGCCCATTGGTTATCCAGCCTTTCGGCCAGATGCTGGAGGGAAGCGCGAACATCGGAAATTTTCATTTTCATGGTCTACTCCTTTACCATTCATAGGAGCCGCGCCGCTGACGGGCTTCCATGCGCTCTTTTTCAATCATGGCGGCAATCCGGGACTTCTCTTTGGTACTGAACCCCCAAGCCTTTTCGCAGGGGATGGCAACAATGAAGCCGTCCTCATGGATGCCGTATTCATTGAAATCCTCGTCAACGTACCGCTTGCAGTTGTGCGGCTGGTCGTTGAAGTCGTATTCGACCTCATCAGGAATGCGGGTCAGCTTGCCCTTGATGGGGAAGTTGTTCAGCTTTGCAAATTCTCGGATGGTCATGGCGCTTCTCCTTACTCAATCGCTTCTTCAATGCTGCTGGTGGCATCTTCCAGACTGCTTACCGCATCGGACAGGCTTTCACAGATTTCCTCGGTACGCTCGTACCGCTCGCCGCTCTGGAAGTTTTCAGGGATGTTGTCCCGGTATTCTTCTTCCTCGGTCTGGATTTCCTCAAGCTGCATCTGGAGGGTTTCAAGCTGGTCAACGATGGCCTGCAGGGCCTTTCTGCGTTCTCTGTTCATATATATTCTCCTTGATTTTTCATCAGTGGGTGGTTATAATTAAAAAGCGAGGGCGGCGGCTCCTACCCGCCGCCCTGCTCTTACGGATTACTTGTTATCCGTGGGGGTCTCGTTGCTCTGAATGATTCTGTTGGGTTTAATCGTGATCGTTATCCGCTCTGCAAGATCGGGATGTTCGACCAAGATTTCCAGCAGCTCTTTCAGAGCTTTTACTTTTTCATCCATCGGTCTGTTCTCCTTTCCGGTGAGCTTCCCGCTCCTCCTGACACCTATATTATACATCTTTTTGATTTACTTGTCAATGAAAAAGATAAACTTTTTTGATTTTGTTGCAAATATTTTTGGTTGACAAATAGCTCAAAAAGATGTATTCTTATAATCAACAAGGAGGTGTTGACATTATGAGTGTTTCGGATGTTATCAAGGGTCTCTTGGCAATGTCAGGAAAGAAACAGGCCGAACTGACAAGCGTTTTGGGAATGAGCAGCAATCAGGCTGTAAATAATAAAATTAGGAAAAACAGCTGGTTTGCCAGTGATCTTCTCAAAGTGGCAGAATTATGCGGATGTAAGCTGGCTTTTGTGATGCCGGACGGTCAGTGCATATATCTCAGCGATGATGAACAGGAAAAATAAAAGGAACAGCCGCCAGCAAACATCGTAATGCTGGCGGCTGTTCCTTTAGTCAGAGGGTAGTTGTTTGACCTGAGAAGCGCCGAAGAATGATGCCCTGTAGGTTTGGCCGTCCCCCTTGCTGCTGTGGATAAGCACCGCCTGAAACAGAGCCTTTGCGCCATGCTCCACCATGTACCCGGCGGCTTTCCATCCTGCCCATGTGTTCACAGGCTCGGCCACCCCGGCGGCCTGCTGGGCTTCCTCGATGCGCTGGGCGTTGATCGGGGCGGCCTTTGCGCTGTTCCATGCCCGGTGCAGAGCTTCGGCAAAACTGCCCACGCCCTTGCGATACAGCTTCCATGCCTTGCACATGATGGCGGACAGATCAAACTTTTTCATAATGCCCTCTCTTTCTTTGGCTGAAAAGATAAAATAAAAAGCAGCAGGGGAGTGGGTTACTGACTTAGCATGCGCTCACGACTTACTGCGCTCCCGGCTCTTACTTCGCCCCTTGCCTTCCGGTCGTACTCCCTTGCTGTGATTATAGTATCCTCCATCTTTAAGAAAAAGACAACAGCAAAAACATGAAAACATAAATAAAATAAATTTATTTATCGCCCTGCTGGATGTATTAAGATTGAAGCGGAATTGCGGATTGTATATTTGGATGAGGAAGATTTTGGGCAAAAAAAGTCCCCAGACACCGAAGTGTCCGGGGAAAGGGGATAACTTACTTGTCGGACGTTATGGATCTGCACCGTGGCGTTGCAAGCCTGCTTCGGGTCAAATCATCCAAATCTTCTTCTTGAACCAGAAGATCGGAGATTTTGCAGTCCAAGGCTTTGCAAATCAAATCAAGCTGTTCCAAAGATACCCGGTCGGTCATCTCATGGTAAAGATCATTGATTGTGTTTCGCCGGATTCCAGTTGCGTCTGCAAGTTGCTTCTGAGTCCATCGCTTTTCGCCTAAGCGGACGGACAACAAAATCCTTAACATCAGCCATATCTCCTTTGCGGAGAGTGTAGCATAAAAGGATAATATATATCAGCAAAATGATATTTGGTATCGTATTTTGATATTTTCGATTTGAGGGCGAGTGTGACTACCGATTGACTACCACGGTGCTTTTTCGTATTTGCGCAGTCCTTTGTAGAATAGCGTATATTCGTTGTTTATTTTTGCTTTTGCACCAATGGAGTGCGGGCTGGAATGACTCTTAATCAGTGGGCCCAGGGTTCGAGTCCCTGGAGGTGCACCACAAAGAG